GACCCGAAGGCCGCCGCCGCGCTTGCGGGCGACCTTCAGGATGTTGTTGATGGTCCGGTCGGTGTTCATTGCGTGGTCCTTTTGGTTGGTCATGTTGGTTAGTCCTGGTGAACGGCAATGGTCCCTATGAACCAGGCCACATCGGTGGCGATGTCGTAGGGGTCGTACAGGACGTCGGCCTCGTCGATGATCTGACGGATGGGGTGACCCATCGGGTTCCGGGTCGGCCCGGCGGCGGCGTTCACCAGGGTGGCGACGATGCCGCGGATGGTGGCCGCAATGTCGATACGCGACGCGGTGGCCGGGTCGATGTCGGCGTTGCTGATGGTGAGGTTCACCGCGTTGGCCATGACGTCATCGCGGAGCAGCGCCGTGGCGATTTTCAGATTGAGATTCTGCTGCGCGGTCAGGGTGTCGATGTTGTTGTGGGTGGCGATGGTGTTCATTGGTCGGTCTCCGTTTCGGATCGGTTGGTTAGGCGCGGACGCCGTTGGGTCTTGCGGGCCAGGGCCTCGCTCCCCGCGTAGTTGGTCACCCGGTGCACGCCGTTGTCGTTGATGACCACAACGTGCGTGTAGGTCCGCGCGGACTTGCGGGTCTTGACCTCGCCCGTTGCGGTCATGTGGGTGTAGGCGGTCTTGCTCATGGTCGGTCCCTTCGGGGTGTCGATTCCGTTTAGCATGCTTCGCATGCTAATACCTGCCAGCATCCCGAGGCCCGGCGGTCCCAAGGGGTTAGGGCCTGCCAGCACCTACCCCAAAAAAGCCGGTCGCGCCGGGTCGGGGGCTATGGGATGAGGTGCCACAGCACGATGAAGGCACACACCACCAACAGACCCCAAACCCAGGGCGCGACCGCAACCACCGGTTCCCCCAATTAGACGACCGGCGGAATCCTACGCACCACGGCAACCCCATCCGCCCCAACCGCCGGTGATGGGGTGGGCGCTGACTGCTACCGCGACCCATTCCTGCCAGGTGGTGGGGTTGGCATACGACCGGGCTTTGCCATACGCCGCTGTCCCCCTCCACATTCCAAGCGGACCCTGGTATTTGCCGTTGGGATACCAACCCAGGTTGCCGCGCGTGGGGTGCGCGCCTCGGGTGCCGCCGGTTTCGCAATTGGCGACCCTGGCGGCCTTGTTCCAATTGTAGGTGCCCACGCGTCGCTTGATTTCCCACTCGGCAGGCTTCGGCGGCCACGCCATGTGGTTCCGCTTCCACTGCCGGATGCACGCGGCGCGAGTCACCCGGCCCGCCTTCGCCTGGGCCTTCGTGGCTTTGGCCGGATGCTTCGCACACGGGGTGCTTTGGTGATCCGCCGGGGCGGCGGCGGGGACCACGAGGGCCACCGCCGCTGCCGCGGCCAGGGGGTAGGTCAATCGCACTACGGTTTCTCCTTGTACGCCAACAGGTCATCCACCAGGGAGCCGATGGCCACCTGGTGGTACAGCGCCACGCGCGCGGTTGTTGCGAGGCTCGGGGACTGTCGCCCGATCCTCCACGCGCGCAACGAATTGCGCTCCACGCCAATGGCCGCGCAATAGTCGGTTGCCGACAGCCCCGTTTGCCGCCACAGCCGCAGGATGTTGCGGGTGTGGGGAAGCAGGTCCCCCTCCGGTGGATACGTCCATGTCTGCCTACCCATCGGCCTCGGCCTCCCTGAAATTGAGCCGCCCGGCTTTGCCCGTGGTCACCAGGGTATCCACCGGGATGCCCTTGGCTGCCAGCGTCCGCTCAACCTTTTCCAACGCGGACACGGTGGGGTACTTGCGCGTGACGACATCGCGCGGCTGCACGCTGGACGGCAATTGCTCGGCAGCCGCGTCGATGGCGTCCTGGTTCACCGTGCGGCGGGCCTGGCCAATGAACGCAACCGTGCGCCCGTCGTGGATCAGGACCGCGCCACCCTTCCCCATGTCGTCCTCAACCGCGCGTTCGATCTGCTCGGCGCGCTCGCGCTGGCCCTTGGCGGCGGCCTCCAACCGGCGGACCTCCTGCCGGATGGCGTACACCTCCTCGGCCATGGCCACCAACTCCTGGTCCGTCAAAGCCATGGCGCGACCTCCAGGACCACCGGCGTGCCGAGCATGCCGCGCAGCATCGGAATCCCGCGGCTCAACGTCGTGCGGGTGGAGCCGCTCGGGGTCCATGCGTGGCCCTGGAAGTATGCGTTCACCGCGTCGATCATCACCTGATGGTATGCCCACGCCGGGACGGTGCCGGAGTGCTTGCCACGGTTCACACCGCCGACGCTGCCGCCGCCGGTGGCCCAGGCCTGCATCCGCCGGTGGACGTACAGCAACGGGCAGTCCGGCGGGAGCGGGGTGGTGTCCGTTGCGGCCTGCTCGCCGGACAGCATCGGCGTGAGCAGCGACGCCGCGAACTCCACGGACTCATCGAACGACATCCCCTGTGTGTCCATCATGTCTACGGCCTCGTAGTAGCCGACGGCCACCGCCGGACCGCGGCCCGTCCCGTAGTTGTTCACCTTCCCGCTGATCTTTTGGAACTCCCCGGCGACGGCCTCCAACAGCCTGCCGTGTTCGCGGGTCTGAATCAGCAACTGCCGATAGTCCATGGTGGACGCTCGCCCACCGTGCTGCACATACGCACCGTCGTGGTTTTGCCACGCGCCGATGGTCACCAGGGCCGCCGACAGCACGGCGGGGTATTCCCAATTGTCCATCTTTAGGACGTCCCGCAGCGACTTGCGCCGCCCGGTGTCCACGGTGTCCAGCACGATGGACGGGGGCACACCCGGCAGGACGAACGCGCCGAACGACGCGCCGGACTCAACGCATGCGGTCAGCCGGTGGAACCCGTCCAACAACTGCCCGCGGTCGTCCAACATGATGGTGGTGGTCGGGGCGAACACACCGGCGCGCATCTGCGTGACGTACTTCTCCACGGTCCGCATGTTGATGTTCCGGTTGGTCATGGTGCCACCGTTGTTGGCCATGGCCTCCCGGTGGCGCTCCAACGCGTCCGCCGCCCACTCCGGGGTGATGACAAGCGGGTGCAGGTTCACCATCGTTGGCGCGCCGTGCAGGGCCCGCAAGCCCTGGGTGTTTGCGTTGCTCACTTTGTTCCTCGCTTTCTGCCACCACCTGGATGGCGTCGGTGCCCCGCTGGGGCTGGTCCGTTGGTTCGGGTCGATCATCAGACGCGGCTCGGCGCGAACGGGATGTCGTCGTCGGTGCTGGGTGCTGCCGGGCCGGAGTCCACCGGCGTGCCGCCGAACTCGTTGGCGATGAGCGCCGCCGGATCCGTATGCTCCGGCTCCAGCGCGGGAATGTCGCTGCGGTGAACCTGGCAGTCGTACAGGTACATGCTCCGGGTCTCGCCGTCCTTCGTGAACTCCTCGCGGCCCACCTGCGCCACGCGCACATGCTCGCCGGGCCGCGGGTCCATGTCGGTGAGGAAGTCGCGCAGCGCCTTCCGGCCACACCACACGCTGAACACGGTGGAGTCGGAGTCGCGGCGGACCTCCATGATGTCCACCGGTCCCCATTTGCCTTCGTAGATCCGGCGGTCAACGACCGTGCCGGTCAACTCCTCGCCGTGCGTGTCGAAGTCGTATTTGTCGGGGTACTGCTTTCGCTTTTGCGTACTCATCGGGCACCCTCCTGGTGCTCGGGGATGATTCTCAACACCTCGCCACCGTCACGGACAAAGCCGGTGGATTGAAGCCAGCCGTCCCGCTTCAGGTCGCTCACCCGCTTGTGGCCACCACGCTCCAACCGGGCGGCCTCCGCGGCCTCCCGCGCGGTGAGCGGCGTGCCCCGCCGGTACACCTCCAACAGGCGGGCCTTCACTGTTCCCAACCGGTACGGCGACGGGATGGCGTCGTGGCTGGTCTGCGGGTCCGTGTTCCGCGCCAGCCGGTGATCCTGCCCCGTGTCCGTCAGCGATGCCTGGTTCGGGGTTGGCGGCGGCTTGCGCGGCTGCCGCCCGGCGTCGTGCCAATCCGGGTCGGTTCCCATGCTCACAACTCCTTCCTGCCCATGCGCCGCACCGCGGCCAGGGCATTCGCTTTTGCCTGCTCCACTTCCTCCGGTGTGACCTCGGGCCGGTCCAGGAAGCGCATCCCCTCCGGTGGCGTCGCCACGCTGTTGCAGCGGTAGCAATAGGTCACGCCCTCCGCGGGGATGTAGTCCCGCGGCTCCCCGCAGTCCGGGCAGGGCCAGCCCGCCAGGCGGCGGGGTCCGTCCGGGATGTGGGTGCGCGGTGTGGTTGATCGCCGGGCGGCGGCCTGACGGCAGCACCCCAGCATCTCCGCCGGGTTCGGCGGCTGATAGACCTGCTTGCTGAACGACACCAGGATGTCGAAGCCGTCCAGCATGTCGGCCCTGGTCAGGCCGGACAGGTTCCGGGTGAGGTAGCCCGCCACCTCCTGGGTCCAGGCCGTGTCGTTCCGGACGCTGCGCCACACGGTTCCGCACCGGGTTGCGAACTGCAACGCGTCGGCGGTCGTGGCCGGTGGGTTTTCCTGGTCAGTCCCCATTGGTCACCTCCGACGGTGGCCACGGCCGCACATCGTCGGCATTGACACGCCGCATGTGCGTGCCCTGGCTGATGTGCGCGACGCTGCCCACAACTTTCACGAGCCGCCCGAACTGCCAGCGCCCGTGCTTGTCCATCCAACGCACCGTCATGGCTCCACCCCGTCGAACGAAACGGAGGTGACCACCGGCAGCGGCTCGCGCTCGGAACTGAACGCCATCAGGTACAGCGGCGGCTCCTGGTCGTCGCCGGTAATCCGGTGCAGCACCACGCCCGACTCCGGGACACGGAACATGTCCCCAAGCCGCACGGCCAGGACGTCGGGGCTGTTGGTCGTGGGGTTGCGGGTCGCGCGCCCGGCGGTCGCCGCCAGGATCAAGTGCACCGTCGTGTGGAGCAACCGGATGTCCCCCGGAATTCCGAGCCGGGCCACGACCTCCTCGTGCACCTCCGTCCACAACCGCCGCGTGTAGCCCACGGCGAAACCGTCGCGGGTCCACTCCCGGTCGCAAGCCCACGGCGCGGGCGCGAGGACCAGGGCCTCATCGCGGAGCCGTTGCCGGGTCGTGTTGTTGGACGTCCATTCCAATCCCCGCTGCTTCACGCGCAGCGGCGGTGATTCCACCATGTTGGTCCTCCTCCTTGCCGGATAAGTTGGGGCACCGTACCACATGCCCGCACGGACACCACGCAAGCCCGCTTGGCACGCGGGGCAACGCGGTCACCAGGTCGCAAACTCACAACATGCCGCGCGGTTGGGATTACGTCGCGGCGTGGTATGGGCCGCGCCGGGACCGGGGCTGCTACGCTGCGGGCGCTGCCATCGGCGTCACGACAACGCTGTGTTCCACCCTTAGGCTACGGGGGCGGCAGCAGGCTCCTAACCGGTAGTCCCGCCACTCCCTTGCCGGAGTATTCATCGCAGGCGGCGGAGGAGCCACCAAATTCCACCGGGTTGTGCCGTCCGCGCCCGGCGTGTAGGTTGCCGCGCGGAACACAGCGAGAGCGCCCGCCGGGGCGGCACCGCGATGCGACCAGGCACCCCGGCTAATGAATCGCTGGGACCAGGGCAGGACGTCGCCGGGGTTCGCTTCCCAGGCCGGAGCCGTTAGAGGGTGAGGCGGCAGCATGCGCGGGAAACGTCATGGTCCGGCGGGGACGGTAAACGGGAGCCGGGGACTGAAACGATCAGTCGGGAACACCGGGGGAGGTGTATCCACGACACGGCGGTGACCGCGCCAGCGGTTGCCGTCCGGGTTGGGGGAGGGGTTGCACCGCGGAGCGCACCCCGATTGGCGTGTGGCGTTTTGGGGGGAGGTTGAACCACGGAACGCATCCGGGTTGGCGTGTCCCGCTTGGGGGGAGGATTGGGATTGGGGTTGGTGTTGTTCCCCTTTTCCCCTCCCCGGTTTTGAGCAATGGCGACCTATGCCCAAAAACGGGAAGGGCACCCGGTTGGGTGCCCTTCCAATGCTGCCGCTTCCCGCCCCGATAGGGAGAGTGGTGGCGGGTCGACATGCTCGGCGGTTACTTCGTCCCGGCGGGGATGAGCGCCCCGGCCTCGGCCACCAACCGCTGGGCATTCCCCGTTAGGCCCACCCGCCTTCGGGATAGTCGTCGTGATCGACGCCGGGGTGGTCCTCAACCCGGTACACCAGGTCCTCGTGGGAGACCGAAACGAGGTGGTCATAGTTGGCGTCGTCCAGGTCCGGGACGTCGGGAACGTGCCACACCTCGCGGCCACCGCCGGTGCGCGTGGCGCGCAGGTGGCGGCACCAGGAGTTGGCAGCGTCCATGGACGGCGTGCGCAACTCGGTGCCCACCAGGGTGTACGCCGAGTACCACCAGCCCCCCTCCTCCGGGCCGCCATACCGTTGGTCGCGCTCGTATGCGTTGACGTAGATCACGATGCCACCTCCTCCAGGTGCCGCCACTGACTGCGCAGGGCGTCCCGGACCGGGCCGGACGGCAGGTTGCACAGGACGTACAGGATGGCGTCCGCGGGCATGCTGTCCGGGTCGCGCTCCAGGGCGTCCGCGCCACCGGCGTCCAGCCACATCTCCAGGTCCGTGATGCGGTTGATGGTGCTGCCGTGCGTGCCCTTGCGGCAGTTGGCCGCCAGGCTGTCGGCCCAGGGCCGGACACCGGCGGGCACGAACAGGCCCGGCGCGCGGCGCAGGCGGCGGTCCAGCCAGGCCAGTTCGGCGCGCTCCCACTCGCGCATGTGGTTGATGGTGGCCCAGCGGATCGACTCCGGCTGGTTCGTGATGCTGTTGGCCATCCCGGCGATCATGCCGCCACCTCCGTGCTGATCAGTTCGCGCGCGGCGCGCAGGCTGTTCACCGGGAGGGTCCACAGGTGCACCCCGTCCCAATGCTTGTTCACGGTCCACCCGGCACCGCGTCCGTCGATCACGGTGTAGGTGCAGCCGTCAATGTCCAGCCGGTACAGCCCGGCCCGCTTGTAGGTCCACTCAATGCTCATGGCGCTGGTCCCTTCGTGGTTGGTGGTTGCTGCCATAGGCAGCATGGTAATACCTGCCAGCATCAAATAGCAAGGGGGCGGGGTTTCCCGGCCCGAGCCGCCGCCAATTGGCAGCACGACAACCCGGTGCCCAACTTGTCGGAATGGGGGACCATGGTTCCCCCATGGTTCCCCCTAGGCCCACCGCCCGGCGTCCGGAATCGGCCACCACTCCAACACGACCATGGGCGCAGGTCCGTACACCTTCGTGGCCCGCATTGATTGGCATAGCGCGTCATCCGTCCACGCCATCCCATTCAGCGCGTCCGCCACCAACTTCACCACGTTGTCCAGGTCCGGCCTTTTGGGGTACGGAGCCGTGGGGCGCTTCGGTGATTGGTGGACTACCTCCACCGCCAACCCGAAGTGCCCCACGACCATGCGCCGTCCACCGGCGCGCCAGGCCCATTGCCATGCCTCCTCCGCCGCCCTGGTGGCCTGGTCCGTATAGGCCCGGCCATTCCCAAAGCGCGGGCGGCCCTTGCCCTTGGGCTTCCCCGGAACCACCAGCCGCGCATGCTCACCCGGTGGCCCCGCTCCCAATTATCCGTGGGCCTTCATGGCGGCAACGACAGCCTCCACCGCCGCCGCCGGAACCTCCGCCGTGGAATCGACACCGGCCACCTCACGCAGCACGGCGATGGCCCGGTCGCGGTCCAGGCCCATGGCCTTGGCGACCTCCGCGATGCGCTGGCGCTGCTCGTCGCTGGCCACAGACCCCAGCATTTCCTCGCGGCTCGGGCGGGTGCCCTTGGCGCTCATTCCGTAGTTGGCCAGCGCCCGACCCACCGCGCTGGTCTCGCAATTTTCGACATGCGACGTCCGGTTGACCGGGCTGCTCCCGCGGACCTCGTGCGCATAGCCGGTGGCCACGGGAGCCTCCCCGCCGGGCAGGTACAACTCCGCTCGGAACACCACCTCGTCCCCGTCCATGCTCACCAAGTGCGTGACCACCCGGCCCTCCGGGTGGCGCTGCCACCAACGGTGCACCCGGCTGTCCACGGTTTCGTACTGCGACAAGTCGAAGCCGCTCATGTTGGTCCTCCAGGGTTGGTTGCCCTGGGGATGTTAGCCGTGGCCGCGGGGACTACGGGGCGGGCGGCGCGTCCGGCGCGTCCGGCAAGTACCCCACCGGATCATCCGGGTGGGCCTCCAGGCCAACGGTCTCGGAGGTGGAAACGTGAACCACCACCGGCGTGCCATCCGGCAACGACTTCGGCTGATAGACCGGGCGGTTATCGTGTCCACCCGCCGCGCTTGTGTTTGGCGCGTTGTGGTCCGTGCTGGAAACGTAGGGGCCGCTGGTCCACACGTTGCTCGCGTCACCGCTGGTGCGGTTGTCCGGTCCGCCCGTTGCGCCGGTGCTGGTGATGCCGGTGCCGTGAACGTGCGAACCCGGACCGCCGGGCGCGCCCTCGTTACCCACGATGATGTAGTTACCATCTGCCCGGCCAACCCAGTGGGTGCCGTGCACCCAGGCTGCGCCGCCGCTGTTTGCCGAGCCAAACACAGACACGCTATGCCCGTGCCAGATGTCGTGACTGTGGCTATGTGTGTGCTGGTGGCTGAAAGTGTGTGTGTGGTTCCCAATGTCGTCCGCTCCCGCGCGCATGCCCGCGGTGGGGTTGGCCGCGCTGGTGCCGCGCACGAATACGTCCTGCAGGTCCGGCACCCGGAAGTGGCCGGGATTGGATGTGTCCCCATCCCAGGCGTTCCCAATGCGGGCGTAAAGCGTTGCCCAGGAGTCCTGCGGATACCAGTCGCCGTTGCACCACAGGAAGTTCTGCGGGCGGATGGACTCCGGCCCGCCCCACAGGATGATGCCACCCACCGGCGTGCCCGCGCTTACCTGGTCGCTGCCGGTGCCGCTCCCGGACAGCAGCACATCCAGCCGCTCGGCCAACAGTTGGACCCAATAGGGGACGTCCGCCGCATCCTCGGGGGAGGGATACGGCAGGTCCAGGTTTGAGGTGTAACCACCGCGCGGCTGCCTGCTCACTTTTTGCCTCCGTACTTGAATTGCGGGCGGATTTTGCTGCCGGTGCCGTAGCCCTTCGCGCCGGGTCGCTTGCCGTTTTTGTCCACCCGCACCCAACCACCATTGGCGATGGTTCGCTCCTCCGCCTGATTGGCGGATCGCGACTTCACCTGCTTGCCCCACGACGGCTTGGGGTTGGCGCGCTGCCCCTGCGTGACCACCTGCGGGCTGTTGCGGTTGGCGTACCAGACCAGGCGATGCTTAGGCATTGAGCGCCCTCCTCACGACATACCGCAGGGCGTTGGCCAGCCGGTCGTAATCCACCGTTCGCACCAGGTCCAAGCATTGGTCGCACAACAGCCCGTGGACGCCAACGCCGTCGTCCCGATAGTCCGGGCGCAGCATGCCGGTGGGGTGTTGGCCACAGCACCCGCACACCCCACCCTGTTGGTGCAGCAGTTGCTCGTAGTCCTCCAACGTGAAATCCGCGTTGGACAACGTGGGCACGATGCGCTCCCGCTCGGTCTCGGTGCGGGCCTGCTCGCGGCGCACCGCCGCCCGGTCGCGGACCCGGAACAGGGTTTCCTCGGGGTACTCGGTCTCGCGCTGGAACCACCGCCAGCGGTTGGTGGACTGCTCGTCCGGCGACGCGTCGGTGGGCGGGCCATCGGCCTCGTCCTCCCACTCCACGTTTTCGGGGTTGTCCCCCGGATTATCAGTCACGGCTGCACCTCCGCTTGAATGCTATCTAACGGCGTCATGTGTATTTGACGTCGCCCTCCACCTGCGCGCTCGGCGGCCCGGAAGTGGGTGCGGGCTTTTTGTAGTTGTAAGTCCGCACCGGTGCGTTCGGGTGGTGTTCGCGCCACGAAGCAAGTTGCTTGTCCCTCACCTGCTTGTCCGCCCAGCCGCCAAAAACGCGTGGAGTGCCCCACGTTTTCAGTCCGTCCGCATCAACCTTTGGCGCATACTCAAAGCAATAGGGCGAGGGGCGGCTGTTGTCCTTGAATGCCCTGGTCCATGTGTTCGGGTCCGCCGCGGACTTCGCCATGACGCTATCCCGCTGCTCGGGAGTTGCCCAGCCACCGGCCACCTGAAATTCCAACCGCTCCCACGCATACATGGTGATGGGCGGCCCGCCGCCACCGCTGGCAGTACCCAGATCACTCGGCACCACGAACCCGGACCAACCCGCAATGTTTTGGCGGCGAATAGATACCTTGTCGGACTCGTTGCCTCCGCCCGTGGTCATGGTGCCGTCGCCGTGCACTTCCAGCACGATGGTTACATGCTTGCCTGATTTCAGGCCGAGGGCACCTGGAACCGGCTTTGACTTCCACCAGCCTTTGGCCTTCGCCACCCGCTCAATTTCGGAAGTGGCACCGTGGCCACAACCGCCCTGGCTGGTTTTCTTATAACTGCCGTATGACGTTCTGGCACCGATCCACGCAACGAATGCGCCGCACCACGGGACCGGGCCGCCGTAGCCACACAGACGCCAGGCGTCATTTACGATCCATGACCCCTCGGAATAAGTTGGCGGGTTGCCCGTGCCGATGTTGTCCAATTGGGGCTTGCGCTCGGAATGCTCCGCCCACTTCCTCACCTCGGCTATTACACGATCTGCGTTGCTCGCCATCATTCACCGCCCTTTCCGTAGGCATACGCCAACGCCGCACCGAGCAGCGCAAACAAAGCCGCAAGGATTCCCTCGGGCACGGGGTCGCCCCCGCGAATCATTGCCCCCACCATGAGCAGGGTGAGGATTCCGAACACACCAAGGAGTATTAGGCGGCGGTCACTCACCGGCCTCATCGCCCTCCGCGGGCATGACCTGGTTGGCCTCCGCCTCCCGCTCCTCCAACCGGGCGATGAGCCGGTCGCGGAAGTCGGCGAAACTCTTTGCACCGCGCACCGACTCCAGGATGTCCGCGTTGCGGCTTACCCCGCTGCCGTTGACCTTTAGCCCGTAGCGGTCAATCGTCACGACGTCGCCGGTCTGATCCCAATGGAACGCGAACGTGGACGAGCCGTTGCCCACAAAGTCAAAGGCCAGGCATCCGTTCGTGTTGGGGTGGTTCCGCAGGTGGACATACGACGCGGAGTTCCAGGTGGACCGCATTTTCAGGAAGTCGTCGCCCCTGTAGTGCGTCCCGTCGAATGTGAGCATGGCGTCGTTGTCGGTGAACTGAAACCCGTGTTTGGCGAACCAGTCGTGGTCCGCTGCCAGCAACTCGCGGGTAATAACGTCGTCGGGAAACTCAATCTCAACCGAGTACGGCCCCTCGTAGTCCGCCCATACCCAACTGGTGTTGGTTCCCCAGTCGCCTTCCGGCGGTGGGTCGTAAATGACCGTGAAAGCGTATTTGTCGTAGGGCGTGCCCTGGTCGTAAGGAGTTTTTCCCACCGAGCGGACGAGGTAATTCGTGGTCCGGCCAGCCCGGTCCCGCCACTTCAGCGGGCAACCGGGGCTGTCGCCATAAAGCGCGTCGCACGCTTCCCAAAACGGGTCGTCGCGGGAGACCCGCAGGTTGATGGTGTCAACGGTGGAATGTGGCCCGGTTGCCGCGCCACCGTTCGTCCGCATGTCGAACGACTTGGGGTACTCAACCGCGTTGTCCTTGTAGACGAACTCGCTGAAGAACCGCGGCGGCAGGCTGCCACCGCCGCCGCCGGTGTCAATGCTTTCCAGCGCGGCATCCAGTTCCCGGCGGTTGATGACGTTGTATTCGCCGTCGCTCTTGCCCGCGTAGTTGACCGCATCGCCGCCGCCGCCGAGGTTGTTGCGGTGCACCCATAGGAGTTTGTCCGTGGTCCCGCTCGGATTCTCCTGCGTCGGGCCGTAGATAACCCAGTCGTCGGTGTGCTGAGCGCCGCGACTCCACGAGTGGTCGCCGGTCCATGTGTAGTCCGCGGCGGGGTCCACCGCGGCGTCGTCGCCGTCCTCGCCCTTCAGCGACGCAAGCCATTCGGCTTCCGACATAGGGGTGTCGTCCGGGCCAACGGTGCCGACGTAAACCTCGTAGGCGCTAAGTCCGTCCGCGCCGTCCGCGCCGTTGGGGCCGGGCGGTCCGGTGAGGCTCCCATAGTTCACCCAGGTGCTGCCATCCCACACATACAGGTCGCCGGTGTTGTCGGTGACGAACGCATCTCCATCCTCCAACAGGGCACCGTCCGGGCGCTCCGCGGGGAGGTCACCAGGGGTGGGCACGCTGCCCAGGATGTTGAACGTGCTGCCGTCCGCGCCGGGCGGCCCCACCAGGGACGCCAGCCATTCGGCTTCGTTGCCCACAAAGCCATTCTCAACCGCGATTTCGTAGGCGCTAAGACCATCCTTCCCGTCCTCGCCATTTTCGCCAGCCGGTCCCTCCGAGCCGGGCAGCCCGCCGATGCCCTCCAACACCGGCACCAGGTAATGGTGATAGGGGCTGTAACCGCCGGGCGGTGCGCTGGCGGGTGGGTCCAACTTTGGCTTTTTACTGCTCACGGCAGCGCCCTCACAATCCGGCCATTGGCCTTTGGCAGTTTCATGGTGCGGCCCCGTTCGCGCATTACTTTGGCCAGCACGGGGAAGTGCGCGGTGGCCACGCTGGAACCATCCAGCGCCAGCCAACCGGCGGGCGGCGCGGTCCCGATGAATTCAACAATGGTGCCCACGGGGATGCTCGTGCCGCGCGGACCGGCTGGCCCCTGAACGCCAACACCCGCGGGTCCACGCTCACCCATTGGCCCGCGCCCGCCCTGCGCGCCGCGCTCACCGGCAGCACCGGGTCGGCCATCCTTCCCGGCATCGCCCTTAGCGCCCCGCGGCCCGGCCTTCCCCTGCGGCCCGGCGGGTCCGGCGGCACCCTGAACACCGGGTTGCCCGGCCTTGCCCTGCGGCCCTGTGGGTCCGGCGGGTCCGGCCTTGCCCTGCGGCCCGGCGGGTCCACGCGCGCCCTGTGCGCCGCCCGGTCCGCGCTCGCCCTTTGCGCCACGCTTGCCCGGCTCCCCAGGCTTGCCCGGCGCACCGGCTTCCCCGCGCCCGCCGCGCGGACCCTCGGGGCCAACCGGTCCCTGCGGACCCTGGTGCCCGGCGGCTCCGGGATCACCCTTTGGCCCGGTTGCGCCGCGCTCACCGGGTGGTCCGGGTGGTCCGGCGGGTCCGGCAACGCCACGACCACCAGCGGGGCCGGGGTCGCCCTGCGGGCCAACCGGCCCGGCGGGGCCAGCCGGTCCGCGCTCGCCGGGATGACCGTCCGCGCCATCCTTCCCCGGAGGACCGGGCGGGCCAACAACGTCCCGGCTGTACGTTTCAATTTTGTAGGTACTCATGCGTCCAACTCCTTCAGGTGGTCGCGGAGACGGTTGGCCTCGTCCTCGCCAATGCCGTACTCCGCCAACCGGGCTTCGATCATGGCGCGCGTAGTCCTCGGCGTAATCGCCGCACCCTGCCCGCACTCGGGGAGGATGTCGCCGTTTTCGTCCAGGGTCGGCTTGTCCGTATAAACAATGAAGTTTATGCCGGTGAATGGCGGCATGTTCTCCCCGATGCCGTAGGCACCGTCCTCTTTCGGGATGTTGTATGTGGTCTTGTGCTTTTCCGGGGGGTCGATCAGGCCGCTGCCGTTAGGCGTGAAAGTGCAGTACCAATCGTCGCCACCACTAGGGGAGAACGCATTGGACTTTGGGGTCGGCTCGATGTAGTGCATGTGGCGCTGTAGTCGCCAGTCGCCCCCCCGGTCGCCGGGATTGACCATTCGGGTGGGGCGGAGGTTCTGATTTTGGTAGCCCCAGTCCGGGTCTCCGGGCGGCGTAGCCCCCACCAGCGCGCGGCCTCGCAGGTCCGGGACGCGGAATGAGCCCTCTTCGCCGCCGTGGAAGGCGGGGCAGATCGCGGCCAGCGCGGCGAAGTAGGTTGCGTCATAGGCCCGGCCATCACATAGCAGCCACCCGTCGGGGGGCTTCACGATGATGTTGTAGTTCCACAACTCGTCCACCTCCATGTGCCATCCCATGTACGCCATGAGCACGCCGGGCGGCATGGATGCTCCGCCGCCACCGGCATCAAGCCGGGCCGCGAGTTCGTCAATCCGCGCCGATAGGGCCTGCGTGTAAGGAGGGGTCTCTGACAGGTAGGACTGATCCGCCAGGTACGGCGTGCCGTCCGGTGTTTGTTCAATGCTCATGCTGCATCCCCCTGGTTAGCCGCCACCTCTTTTTGCTCGCGGTCGTAGGCCGCCAGTTGCTCGCGGAGGGCGTCGACCTCCTCCTCACCGATGCCCGCCTTCGCGAGCCGGGACTCAATCATCATGCGCGTGGTTACGGGCGCGAGTTCACCGAGCGGCGAGATGCCAGCCGTGGACCGGCCCGCGTAGACGATGAAGTTCACGCCCGTACCCGGAGAAATGTTGCGGCCCGTTCCCGAGGGTGCGTTGAGGGGAGATCCGCCGTGCGGCATCGCGATGTCGGTAGGCCAATGCGAGCCGAATCCATCTGAGGTGAAACCGCCGTACCAGTTAGCGTCGCGCACATAGCCACTGAGGTCGTTGCTAGCGCCGCTGCCTCCCGGAGCCACCGACCACGAGCCCAGAAATGTGTGCTGGTGAATCGGTGGCCGCGCATCGCCCTCGCGCTCGCCAAGCGCGAACCGCGCATGCTGCAGTTCGTCGGGAAGAGATGCGCCGACACCGAACGGAGCGCGACCCCGCAGATCAGGGACGCGGAACACGCCGTCGTTGTGGAAGTCTCCGTTGGCCGCGTGCAGTTCGGGGAGGTCCGCCGGGTCGTACTCCGAGCCGTCACAGATCAGCCAGCCATCGGGCGCGGTGTCGCCCATGAACGGGGAGATAATGCCGGGGGGCATGAGGAACCCGACTGCGGGTGCAGCCCAGGACGCTGCGCCGTCGTCGGCGGAGTCCTTTGTCAGTACGTCCCCGGTATCGCCGCCGGGCGGGACGCTCTCGCAGTCGCAACCCGGAAAGTCAGGATCGGCGGGTTGGAGGTTGCCATACAGCGAGTCGCGCGGAGGCCCCGGCTCCCCCGGCTCGCCCTGGTCGCCCTGGTCGCCCTGCTCGCCCTGGTCGCCCTGGTCGCCCTGCTTGCCCGGCTCGCCCTGGAGGCTCGCAAGCCACTCCTCCTGCGTGCCGTCGAAGCCCGCCGCCACCGCGGCCTCGTAGGCGCTCGCGCCGGTGTCGCCCTGTTCGCCGGGAGGGCCAACGACCGGGCCGCAGTCACGCCACTCGCCGGTGTCGGCGTAGTAAAGGTGGAAGTGTCCGTCGTCGGCGCTTATGTAGGCGTCGCGGTCTGATGCATCCGCCGGGAGGTCGTCCGCCGTGGGCACCCACCCCTTGACGTCCACCGCCGGAGCGTCCGTACCGGGTTGCCCCTGGAGGCTGTCCAGCCATTCCTGTTCGGTGCCGGGGAAGCCGTGTTGAACGGCAATTTCGTAGGCGCTCGCGCCGTCCTTGCCGGGCGGGCCAGCGTCCCCGCCTGATGGCAGCCCGCCGCCGGTAATAATCGCCACCGCTAAACCTCCTCCGCGAGCCACGACACGGGCGCGCGGTCGTATGGGCACCAGATGTAGATTGCTGCTGCGGGGCTAGCGTTCATAGTAATGGACGCGCCCCACCGCACCATTACGCCCAGCCCCACGCCGTCCCCATTGGGGTCGCCCACCTGGCTGCTGCCGCCAACCCAGATGTCGGTGCCGGACACGTTTTGGATGAGCAGGCTAAGTCGGTCCGGGCTGGCCGGGATGTAGCCCTGGCCCACGGTGGTGGGCACCGGCCAGGCCGGGCCGCAGGACTCCACGCCCTCGGTGATGCGCCGCCCTTGCTTTACGCTGCCGCCGCTGCCGTCGCCAAAGTTGGCGGCGACCCACCGGGCGTCGCCGTCTGCTTCGCTCGCTTTGGCCAATACGTCGTCCGTCAGGCCACCCGGCGGGAGGGCGCTGCCACCCAGGGAGTCCAGCCCGGCGGACAGGGAGCCAACCGCAACCGCGAACCCACTCCCGTCCAACAGCACCACCGCAAGCGTGCCAACTTCCATCATGGAGGTGGCCAGCATTTCCCGCTCGCTGCTCGGGTCGTCGTCCTGCAACCGGATGGCGGCATAGGGCTGGCTGGAAAATTCCCACGCACGCACCACCTCCCCGGTGGTCACCTGCGTTGGCCTGTCGTGCTGCGCCATGATCCGGCGCGCGAGGTAATCGCTACCCATCGGCGTACTCCCATCCCTGGACGACCCGGCCCGTCAACTTCATCTGACCCGGACCAAGCGGCATTTGCACCTGGTCCAGGATCACCAGCACCTCCTGGTCCGTAACCGTGCGCAGCCTAATCAGGTCGCCGGACTCCAACCCGGAATGGGCAACGCAGGTGATCGACACCTGCCGCGCCCGGCCCCGGCCATCGTTCAGCCGCGCCTCCGCCGCCAACCGGCAGTCCTCCCGGTCGCGCAAAACGTCGCTTGTGTAGTACGTCGGCACATACCCAAAGGGACCGCCCCAGCGCATCGGGTCGTCCGGGTTGTTGTTGGTCACCAGGGCGCGCACCGGCCTGCCGTATGGGCTGCGGCCTTCCGCGACCACACCGTTGTACGAGTCGCCACGGTCGAATTGCGTGCCGTAGTCGATGACGGTGCCCTCCTCCCCGGCGTACAACTCCCACACCACCGGGTCCGCGGCGGTCGGCGTTGGCACCAGCACCAGGGAACCGTTGTTGTTGAACTTGGCGTCCACGCCAAGGGCCAGGGCCAGGTCCGCCACGGCGTCCATGCGGCTTTGGTTGTAAATGGCTCCCAGCGAGTTGGTCTCATCCGGCGCGCGTTCCGCCCTCGCACCCGGTCCCCACATCACCAGGGCCTCGTCCACCAGGTTGCGCAGCACGGCCTCTTTGTCGTCATCGTTGCGCACCAGCCGGGGAGCGGTGAACAGGCTGTCGTCCACTTGGGACATCAGCCCGCTGGCCTCCACCCGGAACGTGGAGGACGGGCGGTTGAACGCCACGGAGTCCACGCGGAACACACCGAGTTGAGCGGTCCACGCCATACCGTCCGGCGCGATGATTCCGCGCCACAGTTTGATGCGGTCCCCGTAAGGCATGATGGTGGGCAGCCCGCTGTCGGCGTCCCACATACCTTCCTGGGGGATAACCAGGCTGACCCGGCTGCCGTAGTTGCTAGTGCGGTCCTGGGTGTAGGTGCCCTCGGTTGCGACGAAGCGGGTTTCCGTTGGCTCGGGCGCGTTGGCGCGCTGCACCGCGAAGTGGCACACCACCATGTGCGATTGCTTGACCGCATTGTTGATGGCATCCGAGCCGGATAGCACTACTCGCCCCGGTCCGTCAGGTCCGGCGGGCGGATGGGGAACGCCACGTTGTCACCAATGCCGCCCTTTTTGGTGGTGCGCACCGCCTCAAAGGAGTCCGTGCTGGTATTCATTCGGTCGTACACGCCCCAGATCAGCAGGGCGTCCGCGAAGTTGATGTTGCTCATGGTGTCCAGGTTCACGACCCACTCCGGGCGGGGTCGCTCCACCTCGGCGTATTCCAGGACAAAGCGGCGCATCTGCTCCGCACCCCGGCGGGTCATGCGGTTCTCCGTCACCGCGCCCACGGTCATGTATAGGTTGCCCACCCCGTACTCCATGGGAGCCTGGAACAGGATGGGCACACCGTTGGCCACCAGGTTGCGCACCTTCGCCGCGTCCAGATCGGTCTCGGTGATGACGGTGAGGGTGCCGGTCTGCGCGCGGCGCACGTTGCCGGACACCACCGGCGTCCGGCGCATGAGGGGGTAGGCCATGTCCTGTTCGATCCCATAGTTGGCCTGGGTGAAATCCTCCACCCACACCTTCAGGGACCAACGGGCATCCCACAGGTCCACCAGCCAGGAGTCGGTGGTGGTGAGCGTGATGGGGTCCGTGGGCACGCCGATGACGTCGCCGGTGTCCGGCCCGGTGGTGGTGTCACCCCACACCGCGGTGTAGATGACCTCCGCGCCAATGGGCACCTCGTAGTCGAACAACTCCAACCGGCCATCCGCGTCCATGACCTTGTACGCACCGCGCACGACGACGCTGCGCCCGCTGCCGGTGCTGGTGCGCCAGATGGTGGTGGGGCCAACAGCATCGACCTCCAACCACACCGCGCCGTCCTCGGTGTCCACCCGGTAGGTGATGACGGGCTGGGCACTCACCGCGCACCCGCCATGACCGTGCGGCCCGTGGTGTATTGCTCGGCCACTACCTCGGTGCGCACCAGGTCCGTCAGTTCGCGGTCGCCAATGAACACGCGGACCTGGGTGCCCGTGCCGCCCTCCTCCCGCACAATCTGCCGCATCAGTTTCTCCGGGGTAATGATTTCCGGCGTGGTCCGGCTGGACTCACCCACCAGGGCCAGGGTGGGCTTGCTCACCACGCCACCCTGGGCGAAGCCCGGCACGCCGTCGGCGGGCATGCTGCGCCCCTTCTTTTTCGATCCGCCGCCGCCGCCCTTTTTCTTTTTGCCCAGCGTCCGGATGGCCGCTTCCAACTTCCGGATGGCGGCGAGCAGGCCGCCCCTACTCTTGGCGCTGAACAACGCGGCCACCGCGCGGGCGGCGACCACGGCGCTTTCCGCCATCCCGGCCATCGCGCCGGAAAACTGACCCACCATGGTGTTGCCCATGACCGTGGCCAGGTTCTCCGCGCTCACGCCAATGGCGTTTAGCGCACCGCTCACCGCGCCCTGGTACTCGGCGGCGCTGATGCGACCGGCCATAAGGGCCTCGCCCTGTTGGCGGACCAACTGCTCAAAGTGCGCGCGTTGCTCCTCGCGCTCACGTTCCTTGGCGGCCAATTCCTCCGCCCGCCGCCGCTCCTGTTCCGCCCGTGCTTGCTCCGCCAGCGTGGCCAGGCCCTGAAGTTGTATTTGCGCCTGCGCGTCGTTGAGGGCTTTTTGCGCTTGCAGCATCTCCGCGTGCGCCGCGTCGATGTCCTCCTGCCACGCGCCGGAATTCGGGTCCAGCGCCGCGTTGTACGCCGCCGTGGCGGCGTCCAGGTCGGACTGCAATTGATTCAGGTTGTCCTGTTGCTGCGCGCTGTCGTAGGCGGCCTGGGCATTGTTGTAGTCAATCTCCGCCTGGGTCAGGGCGTCGTAGGTGGCGTTGATGCCGTCCAGGGCCGCCTGGGTCAGCCGATCAAAGCCCTCCAACGACTTCGAAATAAACCCTTCCATCGACTCGCGGAATTTGTCGCGGGCGGCCTCCGCGGCGTCCCTGATTTTGCCGAATTGGTTGCGCATCACCTTCAGCAACCGTTGCAGCCCCTTCATGGCGGCGGGCTTCGTCTTTTCCCCCATGCGGGCCACGCTGGCCGTGATGCGGTCGATGAGGCCCGGCACGCCGTTCACGCCCTTTTTGGCCCGACCCAGCCCGACCATGGCCTGGGTGATCAACTTCAGTTTGGCGGCGTTGCCCACCCCGGCGGCGGCGAAGGTGCCAATGCCCTTTTGCAACTTGCCCAGCGTTTCCGCCAAGGGGATTTTGCTGCCGAGGGTGCGCAGCGTTTTGTTGATGGCTGACACCTCTTTGGCGGTGTCACGCTTCAGCGGGTCCATCACGGCACGGAACGTGAACACGACCCTGGCCATGTTTTCGCCAACCGTTTTTGCAACGTCCGGCGAGTTGCGCAGGCCCAGCAAGCGCAGCACGCGGTTGACCTCCGCCACCGCATCCTTTGCGGCCTGGAGGGCATCCTCGCCAAACTGGTCAATCTGGTCCGTGGTGGCTTGCAGGTTTCCGGACACCTGCGTGGCGGTGCCGCCGCCACCAATTTTGCCGACTCCGGCGCTGATGTTGGCGGCACCCTTTTCCACCTTCGTGACCACGCCGGGGAATTCCCGGTCCAGGTCCGCCAGGCCCGTCATTAGTTGTTCCGGCCCCTTGACCTTCTCCAGGTCCTTGAGCCGCCCAATCAGTTTGGGCGATTGGTTCCCGGCGGCCTCCGCGTTTTCCCGGTAGGTGGTGAGCGCCTTCGTCAGGTTTTTGTACGCGCCCGTTTTGCCAACCGCGGCGTAAGCCTGTTTCGTCTTTAGGGCGAACTCCGCCTGCTCCGCCGCGCTCATGCGGGTAATGTCCACCAGCGGAGCGGCGACGCCCTTTGCCGCCTTCTGCGCGCCGACCAGGCGGCTCACCTGGCGCACGCCATCCTTCAGGGCCTTGTCCTCCTTGACCCGCGCTTTGGTAACCGCGTCGGATGCGTCCCGAACGTCCAGGGTGGCGGTCCGGTTGGTGCGCCGGGCGCGCTCCAACTTCTTTTCCGCGGTTGCAATCTGCGCCGCGTTCCCAGTAGTCCTCGCGCGCTTCAGTTCGGCCTCGGCAACCGCCACATCCCTGGTGGTCTGCGCCTGCCGGTCCAGCGCGTCCTCATAGGCAATTTGGGACCGTGCGTAATCCCTGCCCGCGGTGGTGAGGTCCCGCACCGCGCGGGCCGCATCCCGGTTGGCCTCCGCCAACCGCTCCGCCGCCGACTTGCCTGCGCCGAACGACCGGATGAGGTCCCCGCCGATAATGGTGGCCAGGGTCAGCCCGGCGGTGATGGCCAGGCCGATGGGACCGCCCATTGCCGCGAGGGCACCGCGTGCAATGCGAGCGGCGGCAGCCATGCGGGTGAGGCCCGCCTGCGCGGCGGTGAGGCCAACAGCCAAGCCCATGCTGGACGCGGTTGCGCCGCGCGCTCCGAGGGCGAACGCCTTTAGGCGCAGCGCCATGGCTCCGAGGGCGGTGCCGAACGCAATCAACTTGGGTACCACGAACACCGCCATGAGGCCCACCAGGGCGGCCTTTACCACCAGGGCATTAGCGGCCAGCACCTGGAACGCTTTGCCCAGTCCCTTCAGCGCCGCCAGCAGCGGGTTCAACAGCGGCTGCAACACCTGGAACCCGGCCACGAATTGATCCTTGATGGTGGCGGCGGCGGGCTTCACGGCATCCACGAATGCGCTGAACCCCTTGACCAACTTCACCACCATGGGAGCCAGCACCGCGCCGATGTCCAAGGCTTTGACCTTGATGGTTTCCATGGCCTCGGCCAACTGCTGGCCGCTGGTTTTGGCGGTCACTTTCCAAGCGTCGGAGGTGTCGCCGGTGGTGTCCCCCAGGTTGCCAAAGATTTCCTCGGTGATGGCCGCGTTGGCTCCCATGAGGTCCAGCACGCCGGACAGGCTCCGGATGTTGGGGAACACCTGGGCGATGCTTTCGTCGTTGTCCCCGATGGTGTCCGTCAGCGTTTTCAGCGTCGCCAACAGGCCCTTTTTGTCCATGGACTCCCGCAGCCCGTCCGCGGTCAGGCCGTACTTCGCCAACTCCTCCTGCGCCTGCTTGGTGGGGCGGAGGATGCCGCTGAAAATGCTGCGAATTTGGGTGGCGGCTTCCGACGCGTTGGTGCCGGTGCGCGACAGGGCGGCGAACGCTGCGCCCACTTCGTTGAACTCCACACCCATGGCGCTGGCCAGCGGCAGCGTGCGGCCCATGGACTCCGCCAACTCCTCCGCGGACAACTTGCCTTCACGCACCGTGGCCACCATGACGTCGGTGGCGCTGCTCGCGCTAAGGGTGTCGGAGCCGTAGGCGTTCATGGCGCTGGTGGCCAGGTCCGCAACCGTGGCCACATCGCCCAATCCGATGGCGCTGGCCTTCAGGGAGGCCTCCAACGTGCTGGTGGCGTCCGCGCCACGCAACCCGGCGCTGGTGATGAAGAACAGGGCGTCGGCGGTTTCCTGCGCCGACTTCCCGTATTTCGGCCCCAACTCCTTTGCGAGGTCACCGAATTTTTGGACCTCGCTTCCGGCGATGCCCACGAGGCCCTGGATTTTGGCCAGGCTCCCCTCAAACTCGTTGAATTGCGAAACGGTGGACGACAGGCCCTTCACGGCGAACGCACCACCGAGTGCGATGCCTAGCCCGGCGGCCATCCCCTTGAACTTTTTGCCGATCCCCCTGGTGGCGCTGTCCACCTGGGCATTGAGCCGGGAGGTGTCCGCGTTGATGGTGACGTATGCGGTGCCTACGTTGGTGCCCATGGGCTAACGCTTCCCTCCGTGCGTTCCGTACATCCCGGCAAACTCGGTGAACGACACCTGCCGGGGCTTGTCCTTCGCCTTTGGCTCCTCCCATGGCCGCGGCACCTGATAGGGGTCCGGCAGGTTTTTGGCACCAGCGGCGGCGAGCGTGGCCACATACAGGGCGTGGATGCCCTCCACCTGTTGCGCGGCCAACTCCTCGGCATTACCCCAACGCGCGTTGGCGGCCTCCACCATTGCGTCCCACATGGATGGCGACAGGTCCAACAACGCGTCGGGGGCTATGCCGGTGAGCACGCTCATGCGGGCGGCTTGGCCTTCGATTTCGCTGGGCCGGGAGTAGGGCGGGTTGCCTTCCCCTCCGCAACCGCCGCGTCGATGTCCTCGTCGTCGGCGGTGAGCAGGAACAGACCGTCCAGCCATTCATCCAACGGCTGGTCGATGCGCAACGCGCTGTGAACCAGCCATGCAACTTCCCGAACGTCCCGCGGCTCCTGGTGGCCAAACTCCTGGGAGAAGTCCACCAGGGCGCGCGGGCGTCCGGCGTTCACGATGGTGTGTGTCCCATCGTCCGCAACTAGGAGAACGTCAAAGCGGGGCACGCTGTCCTCCTAGGCCTTCGCGGCGGCGGGCGCAGGGGCCTTGCGGCTCACCGACGCCCATGCCGGGTGGTTGCTTTCCATGTACCAACTGGTCTCCGCGGCCAGCACCTTGAACTCCAGCGGCAGCCGGATGGCGTCGCTGCGGTTCATGTTGAACTCCACCGCGCCCTCAATCTGCACGCGGGGGAACCAAAACCGGAAGTTGTAATCCCCGTCAATGCCGTACACCAGCATGGCCTTGACCTCGGTGTTGCCCGCAACCGGCGGAACGTACTTGCCCGCGGTAACCGTGCCGCCCTGAAGCGCCAGCGGAAGCGTGATCGGGTCGAACTGCATCAGTTCAAACGAAATGGTCTTAGGCTCGGAAGTCGTCAGCACGCGGATGGCGTCCATGGACTGCCATGCGTACAACTCCTCGGTCTCGCGGTCCATTGAGAACGTCGCTCCGTCCTCGCTAATGAACCCGACCAGATCCCAACCGCTGTCGTCGGCGGGAACGCCGGGCAGCGCGGTCGTGAACTCGGTGCCAGCGTCGGCAACGTAAACGTCACCGGTCCCCGCCACCACCACATTTTCGGCTGATGTAGCCATTTTTGTCCTCCTCGGACGTTGAAGGATGCGCGGCCTGGTGGCCGGGCACTACTAGGGCGCGGGCAGGGCCACGCTCCGACAGGTGAGCCGCGCCGAAAACACATAACGTGGCCGCGGCGGGTCCACCAACTCGTCGGGTGCATAACGCATGGCGCTGGACGCTGCGCCGGTTATCCACCCACCCGTGCTGTCGCCAGCCGGGAGTCTTTGAGCCAGGATCGCGCGGACCAATTGCGCGACGTCCTGGGCCTGCTTTTTGCGGTCCGCCCATACGTCGAACTGAACGTCGGCGGCCTCCACACTTAGTGGTCCGCCCGGTGGCACCTCCCCACCCCACCGGGTGAGGACCATGAGCGGATACGTTTTGTCCTTGGGCATAGTCGTGTAGATCCGGTCACCGAGCGCGTCGGCCAATTCGGGCTGCTCGCGCAGGAACGCGGAAACGATCCGCTCCGGGTCCGCCGGGACCATCAGGGCGTCAGCCACCGGCGTCCTCCCACCTCATACCCATGTCCTGAACCGCGCGGGCGATGGGCTTTGCCGGGCTGCGGTACTCACGACCAAACTGCATGTAGCCGTACTCCAGCCAATGCCACATGGACGAACGAATTACCACGCGGTTGGTCGCTCCGGCCTGCGCGTCATACGGGAATGGGGGACGTCCCCCGATGCCCTCCACGTTGGCGTTGATGCGGCGCGCAAGGGCCATGGCCTGCGGCGTGAACTTTGCCTCCGCGGCCTCCCCAAGCGCAACGAAGCCCCCGGCGTTGGCAACGAAATACGCCATTAGCGCACCCGCCTAACGCGGACCTGGTTGTGGTGCACCAGCCCGTCGATGGCGGCCTGGCCCGGTGCGGCGTCGCCATCCAGGGTCCAATCCTCACCGCCCACACGGATGCGGTCCCATCCGTCCATGGGCACATCCGGCGGCAGGAACATCGTCCACACCGACACCTGGGTGCTGCCGTCGTCGTCCTGCTTGGCGTAACGCTGTTGAAGCAGCACGGTGGTCTCCCCGACGTCAACCCATCCGGGTTCCGGGTTGCCGTACTCGTCCACGTTGCCGTCATCGCGGTGGAGGAGCGTGGCCGGGGTGACCAGGAGGCGGCTAACCGACGGGCGGCCCATCGTCCTCCGCCTCGGTTGCCTGGGCCTGCATCAGTTGCCCGGCGGCGTCCAGCGCGCGCCACTCGCGCACCTCCGCGGGGTTGGCACCCCACTCCCGCCACAGGGCCTCCTTCGGCACGCCGATGGCGGCCAACTTCACCAGCGCGTCTGCCTGCTCGGCAGGGCTGCGCCGCTCGGGCGATGCCCACTCAACTTCCGGGACGCCGGACGGCGGCACGCCAACAGCCAACGCCGTCAGCACCGCGACGCGCTCCCACGACTGACCAAACATCGCTTGGCGGTCCTCCACCTTCGCCACCAGCCCGGACTCGCTGGCCACCAGGCTGTCGGCGCTCGGCGGATTCACCAGGTCCGTCATCAGGTAGTGCGCGGGCACGCGGCTGATCGCGGCGAGCGCCGCCACGCTGTCGCTCACCACCTTCATGTACGGGCCGAGGTCGGTGGCGTCGAACGAGCCGAACGATGTGTCGCTGGACTCGCTGACCCACAGTTTGGACACGGCGGCGTCAAAGGGTTCCACCGGCTGCCCGGTGTCCGGGTTGCGCGGAATCTCCAACCCGGTTGCCCACCGCTGCCGGAAGCCCGCCGCGTCACTACTGGCGAGCATGTCCAACGTGATCTTGTCGATGCGGCGCAGCACCGGAATGAGGTCGTCCAACTCGCTGAACGCGCCGGAGCCAACGCGGGCGCGGTTGACGAACGGCGTGATGGGGACCACCCCGAACGGGTTGGCCTCCGCCGGGCGCTCCGGGTCCGGCTGGAAGTCGGAGGTGTCGAACGCCAGGGAGGCATAGCCATCGTCGTAGTCGGTGGTGTGCGGCTCGGTGCCCACATACCGGTACACGGCGTCGGGCAGGTACAACTCGCAGCGCCACACCCCGGCCAGGTCGTCGGGGTACACCTTCAGGGCGGCGGCAACGTCCCGCGGGTTGCCCGGCGTGGTCTCGTGCACCACCTCGCGGCTGGACTCCGGACGGACCACCGCGCCGGTCTCGCTGAACCAGGTGGACACATACCCCGTCCCGGTAATCAGCGCCTCCGCGTGCACCGTGGACTGATCGGCGTCAATGTAGTTGGCGCGCATCGCATCCCACACGATTTCCTCGGAACGCGGGTCACCGAGCCGGACGCCCTGGATGCGCAGCCGTTCGTTGATCGTG